TCGCCAATTTAATCGAATAATCGAACTCTCTCGCATAATTGATCTGTCGATTTCTAAACATCGGCAAGTAATTATCATCGGTAATTAGCTTTGTCGCCTTACCTAACCTCTGCTGCATTTTCTGAACTCGTCGCTCGTCTATGGTTATATTCCCCATTTTACCCTCAAAATGCCATTTTTGCTCTTGACAAACAAAAATAGCCTCTAAAATTGATAACAATTTTTTGAGGCCAGATACAGACAGCCCACCCTGATTTACATCTGGGCGGGCCGAAAATCCTGTACGTTCACCGTAGATTATAGCAAACTGATTTTGCTTTGTCAACAAAAACCCGCCCCCATTTTCAGGGGACGGAAAGGTCACATGGATGCTTAAACCATGCGTTTGCAGTTTATCACTATTTATTAGATTTCGCAACAGCAACGTCAGCAACGACCAGTCGTCGTATATATTCGCTAACTGTCATATTCAACTCGGTAGCACGCTTGACGATCATCTCGTGATCGCTCTCTGAAACTTTTACGTGTATGTGTTTAGTTTTCACACTGTACCTTTCTACCCGATACGATGCCTCGGGTGGGGCTGTTAATATTTAATAAATAGCATTGACGGTAAAGTATTTCAAGCCGTCGTAGCGAATTTCAGCTTCATCGTTACCACTCGATTCAATCTGCTCTACCGCGTTTCTGAGTGCCTCTCCAGTATTAAACACCTCTACCAGCTCGTCATCGTCATCGTAAAAGAATATAGTGCCGTTATCTACTACCGCTTTATAATCCTCATATCTGTCTAGCTCCTTCACTGTCTCAATGATATTCTCTAGCATAGCCTCTTCATCCAATTTGATGCTGATGTTCTCGATTGTAGCGTTCTCCGCTGTACTTCTGCTGAATCGTTTACGCATCTCTCTCCTCATAACCGTCTCAAGTTCTTCTATATCACCCTTCAAGCTCTTATCTGCCTCGAAAGTGAATTCTTGTGTTGGCTGGTCACCCGTGTAGTACCACCCTGTAAATGTTGCCATTTTAATTATCCTTTCTTGGCGGCGATGGTTGAGGAGCTGTTTATTTTTTAGTGTTTGATTTTATCGACCGATTACTTTCTAGCTTTAGCTTTCTTAATCAACTCAAGCTTTATGGTTATTTTAAGTCTGAAAAGTTGTAATGATGTTTTAAGCATTTTTATGACCTTTCTTCTGCCGCCGAATTGTTAATTGTTGCTTGGTTGCCCCTCAACCATGTCTTTAGTATAGCAAACGTGTTGCCGTATGTCAACACGTTTTACCAAAAAAGTCAGAGATTTTTCGACATTTTTCATCACCCCCGTTAAACCTGTGGAAAACTCGCAATATTACACAGTATAGTCCTACCACGACACATGTCATCAGCAGCCCGCGGCGACCGCAGCACGTCAGAAGTCGACACCGGCATGAAGTGGATTGACGGCCGCACAATTTACCAGAAGACATTTGCGATGGGCGGACTAAAAGTTGCTGGTAAAACAACGAAGCCGCATGGCATTGAAAAACTAGATATGGTTATCAATATCCGTGGTATTGCGAAAGAGGACAGTATTGGCGCGACAATTAACCTGCCGCACGCCGCCGACCAGCAAGCTTATACAGTAACGGTTTACGTTGATAATAGCAGTGTCAATATCCAAACATACGCAGATCAATCCGGTTATAAGACCTCATTTGTGACAATTCAATACATTAAGAAGTCTTAGACAGTGCCAATTGCCACCCACGAAATCCCATGCCAAGCACCACCAAATATGCCAGTAGTTGAAGCATTAAGCGTCGTGCCAGTGTTCGTTACAACGCCAGATTCAATATTCAAACCACTACCGATCACTTGATTAAATTCGCTGATGCTGGTAGCTTTGCTGCCAGTTTTATAGCCAATTAAGGTCGGTGACATTGAGAAGACTTGTTTGAATTGTTTTGGAAATACGACGGGGACTGATTGTCTTTTCGTATTGTTGCCCCAGAATTGCACCCAACCAGTCTGCACCAAAATATTACCCGAAACATTCTGATTGGCACCGTCAGCACTAAATGCTAAGAGAGACGGTGAGTTGATATGTCGTGGTAGGACTATATCATTGCCAAGTGCGTCAGAGCCAACCACACCGTTTTTGAACATTTCAGCCCTGTTAATCCGCCCATCAGCCAACGTGGCTGGATTGCGCCTATCAGTGATAACAGAGTCAAGAATTGTTGTTGTGCCAGCGTTTACGCGTATTTCGGCAATTACTTCATATGGATTAGACGCACCAATCTTCGCCTTGATCTGAGATGGCGTAGGTGCACTTGGGTTGGTTGCTGGCGTGCCTGGAACGACAACGGCCTTTGTACGGTTCTCGTTGTTGGCGACGGCTTGCGACGCAGCTACGTTTGTGTCGATGTAGATCACCACTGCGTCAATCCGTGGATTGGCACTATTTGCCGTGGTAACACTAGCCTGAACTGGCTGCGTGCTTAAGTTGCTCACTGGAAACGTTGCCGACATAGCGTCACGCACCAATAAATCATCAGGTATACCACTCTCGCCGCCGATCAACACATTCATACTGACAGGGCTGGCTTGACGCACCCTAAAGCCGCTGATCCACGAGCCAACAAAAGCGTTGCCAAGTGCGTGGAATAACGCACTATCAGTGGTACGCCCGCCGTTGCTATTAGGAAAGCCTAGTGCCATAACTACTCTTCGTCAGCATTATCGACATCAGCGTCGGTTGCTTCGACAGCACCAGCCTCAGCGTCGTCGTTAGTATTTCCAGCCTCTGGCTGCTCATCGGCGGTTTCTGTCGTTTCCTCGGTGGCTACAGGCTCGCTGGACTCAACAGCGGGCTCTTCGTCAGCATTATCGACATCAGCGTCGGTTGCTTCGACAGCACCTCTGGCTGCTGAAATGCTAACGTATGGGCCGCTATGTGCTCCATCCTTCACAAAAACATAATATCCTTCTGGTGTTCGGCGAATCTCGCCACCCTTATAATTCTGTACTTTTTCAGTGTTTTCCATATGAATCCTCCTGATTATAAATGTACAGATTAGGCGATATTGACGTTATTTGCCGTGGAAAATATAGCGATATTCTTTATATAGGCGAATAACGATTCGTTTAAGTATCATAAACATATTTCTATTATAGTATAGTCCTACCACGACACTTAAAATGGTCAGATTTCATTCAGGAAAAACGAGATATCACTAACCAACCAGTTGAGTCTGTCATTTTTCAGTACGGTCGGGCAAGAGTAATAGTCCCAACTGAAACAATAGAAGCTACGACAGCCGTTGCGTTTCCGAAGATATTTAAGAGCGGAACGGTGCCGACTATTATTTGTACCTACAACGGCTACGGCAACGCTAGCGACCCGTGGTCAGACACGCCAAATCCGTCTTGGGCTGGTGCGACATTTGGGGCGGTTAGTGTTACTAATTCAGGGTTTACAGCGAGATGCCGGCGTTTTGACGGTGCTACACTGAGAGGCTCATATTACTTTAGCTGGATTGCGATTGGCGCAACCTAAATATAAAGGATTTCTTTCCAGTTCAAAAACCGCCTCCGAGCTTTCGAGGCGGTTTTCAGTTGTTCGGTAATTCCGAACTACTCGACAGCTTGTTGCATCTGACGCACTAACTCAACAATTATCGTCTTGGCGGCCGACAGCCCAGCAGCAATCGCAGATAGCGTCGTAGCTAGTGCTAGAGCCCACAGCTCGCGCCAACTTGCCGCAAACAGCAAATTTACGAGATTGACGCCCGCCAACAAGAATGTTGCGATAAACGTTTGTAGAAACGTCCACAATGCTCGAGCAGCAACGTCTTTGTAATTGATATTTTTTAGTGCTTCTAGTGATTTCATATTACCTCCTTATTTTTTCTTGAAAATCCCTAAGATTAGTTTTACTAGCTCGATCATCAGCCCTGACAGCCATCGCCAAAGCCCCGTTGGCTTATCGTCCTCTGGCCTTTGTGGCTGCTCAGGCTTTATTTCCGGCGCTTCCTGCGGCCTCTCTGGTTCGGACGGCTTCGTATCCGGTTCGCTTGGTTTTGGCGATTCTGGCGATTCTGGTGGCTTTGGCGTGTTCACCTTGCCCATGCTTCGTAGCTCGTCAATGGATTTATTCGAAACATTAGCGTCTAGCTTCCCGTCGTATCCAGGGATAGTCAGTGTCTCTGAGTATTGATGAATGAACGAACCGCGTGCATAGTTGCCTGCTTCTCCATAATTCGGATACCAATCCACACGGGGCAAGCCTAACTTCTGGATAATAGCCTCACCACCGTATGTGAATACCTGTTTGCCTGTTTTCTGCAAAACAATGTTGCTGAATACACTGATTTGCTCGACCGTACCCTCGAAATCTGGTTCAAGGTCAAGGAATAACAGCTCGCCAGGCTGATTTCCTAAAGCCTCGATGCACTTCACAAAGTACTCAGCGTTCTGCTCCGCCTCTTCTCTGGTTGAAAAGTACGGTAACCAGTATAGGCCAAGCATTTTGCCAGCCTCACGAGCCTTAGTGACGAATAGTTTTGCATCCGGGTCTAGCTTGAACTCGTTACCGCCGTATTGCTGCCCGACCCAGCCAGCTTTGACGATAACGCCTGCTAGTTTTGGAAATATGTTTACGACTTCGGCTGTTTGGTAACTTGATACATCGATGATGATGTTGCTAAAGTCTTGCTCAGGTTCTGGTATCGGTTGAGGTGCAGTCTGAGGTGTTAGGTTCGGTAAATCGTGCAACTCTTTGTCCTCAAACAGCTGACGGCTCATGTATTTGCCACTGCGTGCTGTCACGTACCAGACTGTATCACCGGCGATTGATTCGCCATTCGTCACGTAGCCTTTCATAGCGATGACATCACCTTGAGCCAGTTCTTGGAATACACCAGATTGAGTATTTGGCTCTTCACGAGCGTTACCATCCTCTTCCATTTTGCGGTCGGTCGGACTCATTTCGTCATAATACTCGGCGATCTGTCGTCCGTCACAACAGTATGAAAAACCGAGATAATCTGGTCCGTAAACACCAAACCAGCTCATAATTTCCTCTATGCTGTTATAAATGCCGCGTCGTCCAGCATGCACTTCACTGTCGTGAATCTCGATTGAACCGTCACCTCGTTTTCGCATTAGAAATACGTGTCCATATTCTACGTATGGGCCACGAGAAAATCCCAAAAATCCAACTACCCACACACCAACTGGTGCGTGTCCAGTATCGATACGCCCAGCATTAAGCTCGTTCAAATACGCCGCTCTAGCACTTGGTGTTCGTGCTGGAGCACTGATCGCGTCGTCCACATACTGCAAGCACCAGCCGCTTCTCGCACCGATATTGATATTTGGATTATAGGTTTGCTTGACTGCCATCATTACCTCCTGTTTACGGTTTATTCACGACTCTCACAATTAAATCGACCATAAAGCCAATCACGGTAATTACAGCTGTCATTACGCCAGCACCAATCTTGGCTTCGCTCTTGGACAGATAATTGCCTTGCATCAGTTCCACGCGAGCTATCAGGGCTTTCAGCTCCTCGGCATCGGCTTTCGATTCAGCCAGCTGTTTGACCGACTCCGCCAGCCGCGAAACATTATCGTTTATTGAACTCAGCCTTTCATTCAGCACGTCGTCGCGTGCAGTCATCATGATGCCCAATTCCCGCACCGTTTTGGGTGTTTGATTCATCGATTCCTTGTCTCGTTTATCGTTCATTTTCACTTACCACATTACAGATTAGACATATTCAACCCTCAGCTCGCCGTCAGACGTAGCGAACGCGTAGATTTTGAATGTATTGCTGCCGAGGTCGACCAAGAAATCTGATATATTTAGCCACGTCTGTACACCGCCACTGCTTCGCCGGCGCTGGAAATAGCGAGTAACATCCTCTAGTCCCGAGCCATGACTGTTGCGCCTGCCAACCATCAGCTTAAAAACCATACCCGACTGATACGTGCTGGCTTTTGGCGTAAATACGATTTTGAACCGCCTCAGAAACGTTGCGTCACGCTTGTCGATCGCCGCTTCTAACTTGACGCGAAATACCCGCACGCCGTCAGCGCCAATACGCTGTGCTGCTTTCATCTCGATAATTTCACGCTCGTACCGCGTAATGATTCGCGCCATCGTCTCGCCGTCTATCTCTTGAATCCTCATAACATCCTACTTTCGACTGTCAAATCGACACTGGTATTTGCCACCACGGCGCACTTCATCTGCGTCAGCACACTGCTCAGTCCCTTTCGCACGTACGCGTATGCAAACCACTTACGAACATGCCGCGCGTCGCTCGATATTGGTATTATGTCAATACGCGTTGGTGCTGCACTGTTTATCAACATCTTGTCAATAATCAAATCAGCCAACAAGAACATCTTATCCTTTTTTGCCGTCGCCGTGATGATAAATGGCACGCCAGAGGCTTGTTGCTGCCCGCCAAACACGTTAGCTACCTGATTAAAATCCCACTCGTCGTTGCTGGCACTCTCGTAAAACACCAGCCCGTTTGATGCCATCACTTGGCCGGTCTTGAGGTCGCGGATATTGCGATCAAGTGACGTTAGAATGTCTGCCAGCTGGTTTTCAGGCAACATACTCAGCCGATTCATAGCAGGCTCGCTTTCATGCTGAACGACCCTTTATCTGTCCCCAGAAAAATACACTTGGCGTAGACGTATTTTGTTTGCCCTGGTCGTGGATTGTCGATAGTGGCGCTGGCACTAAACGCCAGTTGATATGGCACCTCTAACTTATTGATATCTGGCGAACTCTGATCAATAATACTGCCGGTGACTGGCTGCGCACCCGCCAGCGTGTCAGGGTTGTCGCCGACATAAAACTGTGGCAAAAACAGCACATACGGCCACTGTTGTTTGCGTGCGGTAAATGTCGTCTCGATCTTGATTATTCTGCCACCAAGAAAAACGGGGTCATGTGTGACGGGTATCATCGCGTCGTATTCCTGCACACTTTTCGTTTCATAATAAATAATGCCGGAGTTGTTGCTGGTGCGCTGTGTCGCTTTCATTTGCTCAGAGGCTCGTAGCAACGCCCGCAGTCTGCCAATGGCACGCCGCTCCTCCACCAGATTTAACCGTTCACTCATAGGTCATAATTATCCAGCGTTAAGGTTATCTCTTCACTCATGTTCTCATCGACTTTCACCGACAGTTGCTCGATACGATAGTAGCCACTCAGAGGACAAGACGAATACTTGCTTTGCTCGACAACGATACGATCGCCAACACCGATATTGTTCAGGTCAAACTGTGTACCGCGCACTGTGACGCGCGGCAAATCGACCAGTCGACTCATCACCGCTACATCAGCCTCGCAATGCCCTGCCAGAGTGCTCAGATTCTTAATGCTATTGTACAACTGCACCTTCTCCCGTAAGATGAACTCCTGCTGGCTCAAAACGTCCTCAGCACTATAGCGAATTGTCTCTTCTCCCATGCCAGAGGCCTTGCCGATAATATTGTTGTACAAATTCGCACCAGACTGCGGCAACTCCATACGAACAGCACCAATACCCAGCCCGTCATCAGGGTAGTGTACTGTCACGTCTGGCCGCTCATTACCGAGCGTCTGAAACGTCTCAAACTTGCGATCATAGGTGAAACGAAAATCGAACTTGCCGTCTTGCAAATTGGTTAGCGATACCAGGGCGTCTTTAGCGTTAATGTCTTCCCAGTCGTCCATTCTGTCACGTCGTATGCCGGTGCGGTATTGCCTACCACTCCTGGTAATACCAACATCTCCGTTAGGTCGATTCTGTACCTCCTGGATGATGCCCCAGGCAATGTCGGTAGCTTCAATCCCTTTCCAGCGGCCATTCAGGTATCGTGCGTCAATCAGATTCAAATAACCGTCGCACTGCACCAGCACCCGCGCATTGTCGGTATTGAGGTTGCGGTTTGCCTCTACCACCACTGCACCGAATAAATACTCGCCGTTACGCTTGACTCTGATGTCGCTCACCCATGGTTTCAAGATAGTGTTTGGATTCTCGCCGATCCGTCGGCACTTCTCTTCCCAGTCTGGCATTGACATATTAAAATCTAGCGACTCAACGCCGTTGCGAGTCATGCTCCAGTCGATATCTTGGCAAAGCCTCGTAATATCTGCCACCTTGGCCTTTCCGCGATGCCATAGCTCGATGGTGTAGCGTGGTGGTACGTACTCGTCCATTACGCCACTCCCGTGTAGCCGTTATACCACTCGACGATAGCTGTTCCAGTATCAGTGCTGTTTGATGTGTTAAAGATCAGTTCGTTCAGCCCTGGCACTAAACGCCAGTATTGACTGCTGGTGAGGTTGTTATCGATACCCACACCGTTCAGAATCACCTCTCGGTTGTATGTATCAAATACGATTGTGTCGCTGTCTGTTGTGCTGATATTCAGTGCCAAAATCTCGCCAGTTGTCTGGTTGGACACGGTCGGATTGGTGACCCTGCCAGTAATTGTGATTGTCGGCCAAACATACGTGTTGCCATCATTGATGGCGTGATTCAATCCCCCGCCAGCTACCCAGTGCAAGCCGTCACGCCCCCAAAGTAAACCTGTTGGGCTCCACAGCAGTCCGCCGTCACGTGGACGCTCTAGCGTGATTCGCTGTGCTGCGCCGTCGGTATAGTCATACATCCGCGGATCGCCCGCTACCAGTTCGATGTCATAGTCGGCAATGAGCGGCCACTCAATCTTTGGGTCGAGAGGCTGTGTTAGTTTGGTAATGGTCTGGTAAACGCGTCCAGTTGGCGTGAATAGCTGCACCCGCAACTTGTCGCGGATTTTGATGGTTCTAGCAATTTTTGCCATCTCGGCGTGCATCTCAGAGAGCCTTCCGTCGTGCTCCACTGCCACGAAAAAGCTCAGCGGTATTTGCCGCACACCATAAAATTGCTCATCAACACTACCGCCATCGGCACCAGAAAACACATATTGGCTGTTACGAACATCGGGGTCACCAAAGCCTTTCAATGGCGGTGTTAGGTGGGATAGCCCCTGTTTGCTGCCCGCCAGAAATACGCTTTCATTAGTGCGCATATTGGTGATTTGCACGTCATAGGTTCTCATCAGTAACCCCTCCTCATCTGTTGCACCAGGCTGCGGTTATATTGATCGACATCGATGCCGTTTGTTAGGTTAACGGTTTGGTTGATTTGCGGATACCTATCATTAGAGCCGCCATTATTTTTGCTGCCCCAGATATCGTCGGCCCGTAAAGAGATACTGCCACTACCAGATACACTAAAGTCAGGCGACAGTGAAGTTGTCATCCTGCCAGAAATCGCACCATTCATCGTATCGACCGCTGATAGTACACCCCCAATGCTGTCGGTGATGCCATTTGCAAATCCTTGACCCAAGAAGCCGCCCATCTTTGCCATAGCAGTTGACGGTGAATGGATACCGAAGAAACTCTTAATGCCATCAAGTACAGACTTGCCGAACCCTTTTATTTTATCTAGAATCCAGCCAGTAACATTATTGATTCCGTTCCATAAGCCCTTGATGAAGTTTTCTCCAACGCTCCACAGAGTTGACGGCGATAATACCTCTCCAATCTTATTGATGACTTTCCAGGCCGCGTCGCCAATGTGCCCAAGCATACTACCGATGCCGCGAATCATCGCAAATAGCAGCTTAACGGCAGACTCGCCTAATTTCTGCAACATTACTGGTTGCGTCAGTGTCGTAACGATTGCGTCAACGACACGTGGCAGCGCGTCAGCCAGCGCGTTAATAACTGTAGGCAATGCTTCAATTATGGCTAAGAATAGCTGAATCGCACCCATGATCAGCGCCTGTAGCATAGTCGGCTCTGTTAGTGTCGTAACCAAGCTGTCGACAATTTGCGGAATCATTGGTGTTATCACTGCGATAATCTGCGGCGCAGCTTGCAAAAGCGCCATAAACAGCTGCATAAAACCTTGAATTAGCGCCGGCACCATAGCTATGATTTGACCAATCCACTGCGGTGCTGATTGTACTAATCCCTGTAACAATATGATAATTCCCTGGATAATAGCCGGTAATAACTGTCCCATAATTGGCGGAATCAATGGCAGTAATTGCGTTATAATTTGTGGCAAAGCCTGCGCAATACCGCCTATTGCTTTAGATAACGCTGGCGTTAGATTTTTTAGAAATGTCTCAAACGAGCTTAGGAAGTTATTTATCAACTGGCTCAGATCCAAGTCTTCATTACCAAACCCAGAAACAAGGTTCGACCATGCCGATTTCATTGAGTTAAAGCTACCACTAATAGTCTCACTGGCTTCTTTAGCGGTCGTACCGGTAATGCCCATGTTTTCTTGAACCTTGTGAATTCCTTCGATGAGCTTGTCAAATGGAATATCTTTGACATTTTCTGCCGTCGCCTTAAATCCTTTGCCCATTACGCCAGTGTCGTTGATAAGGCGCGCCATCTCGCCAGCAGTACCACTATAGCCCAGCTTGAGGTTATCGAGCATGGTGTAGTTGTCTTTCGCAAAACCTTGATAGGCATCCTGAATCCTTGCGATGTCAGTGCCTATTTTATTGGCGTTATCAGCCATGTCTGTAACGGCCATATGAGCATATTGAGCTGATTTTTCAGTGTCGCCTTTCAGACCTTGCAATAATGACGCTGAAAAGCTTGTGACGGTCTCCATGTATTGGTTTGCTGATAACCCTGCTGTTTTATAAGCATTTGCCGCATATGCCTGAACTGTGTCGCTGGATTTCTTAAACAGCGTATCAACACCGCCGACCAACTGTTCCCATTCTGCGAATCCCTCGACAGATTTTTTGGCTAGCCCACCAATCGCTACTGCCGCAGCGGCCGCACCAACAGCGAACGCCTTGCCCAGTCCTTTAGCCACGCCACCAACATGACTCAATGCCCCGCCTAACTTCTCCTTTAAGCCGCTAGCCAGAGAGTTGATGTGCGGCATTACCTGGCTAACCATGCCACCAACGGCATTGCTAATTTTCCCGCCAAGTGCACTAAACATGCCAGAAATACCGCTACCAATCGTCGACAGTCCGGGCGCCAAATTGCGTCCAATCGCGCCGCCGATTCCACCGAATACTGCTATCATTTTTTGCGCGACAGGAGCTAGGATTGTGCCTATACCCTTACCTAGCCAGATAAATGGTGCGGCGAGTTTTTGCGCCACCAACGCCATGCCTTGACCGACTTTAGCTGCAAAACTAGTTACTGCATTAGCGGCGATAGATAATTTCGATGATATGAACGTGCCGATATTACTAAACGTATTTGCAACAGCATTGCGCGCTCTAACGAAAGCCGCAGATATTACACTAGCAGCTTTGCTGGCAGCGTTAGTCATTGGCGAAAAGAATGTGGCGATACGATTGCCTATATTCGCGAATCCTGCGCTGATTCTACTTGCCAGCGGTGCTAGCTTGTTAGTGATTGGCTGAATAAGCTCTTTTGAGATGATGGCAGCACTTTCAACTGCCGCATTTTTTATGCCAGCCCCCAGCTGCTTAAATCCAGTTCCGATCTTATTCCAAGAGTCAGCCATTTTCTTGGTCAGTTCGTCATTGTCCTTGGCAGCACTCTTCATTTTTTTCTGAACATCAGAAACAGACTTGTCAAATTTTGACCTGTCAACTTTGTAGGTGACTACTATTGTTCCTTGTTTCATATTTCGTTTCCGTGGTATAATTTCTTTACTAAAGAAAGGATCTTATAATGAAAGATGTTGAAACATTCAAAAAGCTTGCTCTGATTGGTTTGATTCCATTTTTTAATGGGCTGCCGTGGTTCTACATGGGAAGAATTACCCGAGGATTGATGTACACGTTCACTTGTGGATACGCCTACCTTGGATCCGTTAAAACAATTGTCAAAGCTGGTGAGATCGTCGACACATACAACGCCAAGCGTGGCTACATTAATACTTCTCGTCGTGATGGATAAGATCACCTCAAACCCCTTATAGTTTTTGTCAAAGAACTATACATCTTCTTGTAAGCGTCCTTATTTTGTGCTGCTGCTATCACAGACAGGAGGCTCAGCGTTCGCTCGCATTCGCGACGTATTGCTGCTTTTGCTAATTCCACCGCGTCAGCCTCGTCCATTTCTAAAACCTGCTCGTGCGTGTATTGCGGATAGTTGAGCAAGATTATATGCACTCTCTCCTCAAAGCTTGTGAGAACTTTATCAGCCTGAATCTTCAAATACTGTTCGTACTTTTCGATATCGTATCCAGGCTGACTGTTCTCGTTCATGGCTACGCCTCGACTTCTCGCACCTCAACACCCTCAGCGGCTAGCTTAGTTAGCCCTGTGGTTGCTAATCGCACAATTTCAAGCAGCAGAGCATCGACGTTGTCATTATCAAGCGCATCAAGCAAGTCTCTTAAAGACAACCCGCCCTCAACAACTGTCGCTCGAGCCACAACATCCATGACAATCGCACTACCAGTGACCGCTTTGCCATCTTCACCGCCAATGCTTAATCGTGCAGTATTTGCTTCAAGAGCTTTGTACTGTTTAACTCGAGGAATCAGATACTTGTAGTGTTTAGTCGGCTTATCGCCCTCTGCTGGCATTTCAATATCCAGCAATACACGCTTCTCAGGCTGCTTCTTTTTCAGAACAAACGCCATCTCATTCTCCATTCCATAGTTGTAAAAACTACATTACTTTTTGTTAAATTACCTATTGACACGGTGTTTTTAGTACCGTGCCACCCCTGTTACGCAAATGTCAGGTCGCCCTCAATGAACGTTCCGCTTACAGTAATTTCGTACTCAGTCAGACCGTCCTCAATCGACCAATCCGTTAACGTTGCATCCGCATCCAAAACATAAATGGTGTGCTTTGTCTGCGATGCCAATTTTGGTGCCAGTTTCAAAGTGCCAGGCACCTGCGTTGACGAGCCTTTTTTCAGCCCGACCTGGACTGCACCGTTCGTGCCGACAGTAACACCCTCTATGTTGTCGATTTTTTCACCACTATCATAAACATGACCTGGTACGATATTCTTCAAATTTTCTTGTCCAATATCAGTAACCTTGAATTTCATGCTTGAAGTAAACTTCTTAACTACCTTTAAGCTTGTGCCATCTATAAAATCGCGCGTCACATCGTCTTTGTCATTGTCTGGTTCGAGATCGTGTACGCCCAGAATTTTCTTAAAATTCTTGCCGTCTTTTGTACCAAAATACAAATCGTGTGTCAGCCCAGAATATTCAATTGCCATTGCTTTTTCTCCTTTACTTTAATCTTTCAAAACTAATGTTACAGATTGGGCGCTCCATACCCCCATCCGTAATTCAGAGGCTTCATAGTCACTGTCTTGCATCGGAAATACGCCCACACGAATGAATCTCGCGTCAGTGTATGGCAATTGCATTAGCGCCGTACGCAGCTTGCCGTCAAGCTCGTACAGCTCGGCCGCATCAGCTTTCACCACGGTAATCGTTAGCTCGGTGGTCAGTTTGGTATTACCTAAGTTACCACCGTCGTATTCACCGCCGCTAGCCGCAACTGCCACCATGCCGTCTTGGCTCTTGCTTGCTGGCAATCGCCCGACAAACACATCCTTGCCAAGCTTCCCGCCAATGGTGGTAGCTACAACTTTTGCAATCTCCAATGCTACATTCATCTAAAAAACCTCTTGTAATCTTTCATGGTGCTTCTCACACCTTCATCAACGAAACCCTTGCCAGTGCCGGCTGTGGTGTATTTACGCACCACATGAGTGCCATTCGCACGCCTGCCGCGGTTCTGGTACTGCGAGTAGACTGGCTTCCATGTCAATCTGATGGCATCTCTGCCAATTCTCCGTACCTCGACATTGCGGGACTTGAGCGACCCCCTGCGTCTGAACGGTGCGGTGAGGTTGGCTACCGTCAGAGTGTGATTCGCCATTGCGTTCAACCCTGTCGCTGCCTGGTTCTGAAAGAATCGTTTGACAGCCACTGTATTGTCGATGACCGGCATGATCACACCTCTCTGTCGAGCCTTGCCAGCTCGATCTCGACGTGCTGTACCGTGCTGTTGGTAATAACTGTCCTGCCGACTGCTACATTGGCAACGCGGTATACCCTCTTAATACCAAACAGCGTCATCTCGGCAAAGTAGCCTTCAATTGAATAGCCAATTGATGACAGCCAGCCGTCCCGTCCGTCCAGATACGCTCTAGCATCGCCTGTCATGGCATCGTAGCTACCGCCACGAGTCAAGCCGCTTGTCTGCTCGACAACACACTTCACGTTGTGTCGCTCGCCGCCAGTTTGGCGATATGTGCCATTGACAGGTGCAACCAGCGTAATGTTATCGCGGAATATCATAGCGATGGACTCCACGCTGGCTCAGTGGCGTATCAGTGTAGCCAGAAACCACACAACTGCTGATTGGCTTTACGAACTTTGCCAGCAGATCAACGTTCGCTTCAGCAAACTGATCGATAACCCGCTTGGCGTTGTCATATGTCACTGAATGACTCAGCACTGTTTCAGATTTTACGTTGTTGTAAAAACTACCTTGATTAGCTATTGACAGCGTGTCAAATAGCCTTGCTATGAGGATTCTCAAGCCGTATGGCAACGGCTCGCCGTATCCCCACGCCGCCTTGACGGTGCAGTAATCAGCAGATAATGGATCGACCATCTCGATGATGTTGAACCAGCTGGCGTTCAGCTCGTCACCTTGACTCACCGACTTGACTACCAGCGGCATGCCGCTTTCTGTTGTCACCTCTGGCAATAGGCTAGTGAACGGATCGACAATTAGGAAACGCGAGCCGCAAGCTGCCTCATATCGACACGGCGTATTTGCCTCGCCCTGCATTTTGACATCTAGTAACGCCTCCAGCGTCTCCGTCACCTGCTGCAATAACTGCTCAAAGTACTTATTCTCGGTATCAGAAAGGGGGCGTAAAAGTACGCCCTCGATATCTTCTTTAGTTACCAATGCTGCCATCTCCTACGCCCCTCTCTGTTAGGCTACATGTTTAATAGCCACTGCTGCTGCGATGCCGCTCAAGCCGCCACCCGCGAAGACTTCCTGCAAGTACTGCTGCTTGTTGTTCTCCAGCTTAAAGTTGCTGAACGCCTCGATTGAGTTGTCGCCAACAACCTTGTACTTATTCAATACGACCAGATATGCGTCGTTGTCGGCATCGTTGGTGTCATTGAACCACTGCGGCGTAAACTTGCCAGCAAGTTCCAAGTCTTCCAGAATGCTGACGCCTGGGGTGTACAGCATGTGTTTGTCAGCACCTCGTTCATCTTTCAGGGCAGTGAGGTAGCCACGCTTTGCGATGATGTAAATGTCGCCCTCAGCCTCGATCAAGTCGCGTGCATTCAAGATAGCAGTGCGGCGACTTTCCCCTGATTTCGGCGTATAGGTCTTAGCAAATACGTTATTGGCCTTAGCATCATCTTTGACAGAGATGAATTCTTTAATCTTGTCATCGCTGGTTGCTTCGCGACCATCACCGATGATGGCTGCGCGCTCCATGCTTGCAACGATGCGCTTCGGCAACTCTGTCAAGACATACTTCAAGATTGAGCCGGTGCTTCGGTTCTTGCGCAACGTTTCCTTATCAAGGTCAATGCGCGAGTAGATATACTGACCGTTAATGACGCGGTTATCCAGAACAATGTTAGCCTCTTTCTTGGTTTCGCCGGCTTTGTGACCATACGCGCCATCGGTGTTGGTGTCCCAGGCGGTGTTGTAAGCGTCAAGTCCAGTCCTGTCAAACAGGTTCCAGATTTGACCGCCCGCCTTAAACGCACTCTCAATCGCCTCGACGACTGGTGTCGGTAAGACCTTTTCAGGGTTTGTTACGCCCATGGTCGTTTTCAGATGGTTTTCCCACGCCGAACGAATGTCGCTCGTCTCTGCGCCTGCGTTCTTAACAAGCACATTAGCAAAATCAGTTAGCGCCTGTGGCGTGTCCAGATAATTCGTAGCAACAGTCGTTGCAACAGCTGCTGGATCAGCTGGTTCTTTAACTTGCATTTTTGCAATATCTTTCGGATCCATTTCCGTATCCTCCTCAGGATTGTTATCAGTTGGTTCTCCCGGCTCTGATTGCTCAGCTTCGTCAGTAGGCTCCGCCTCTGGCACGGCTTCCGGTGCCGCTGGTTCGTCAGTTTTCGTTTCAGGTTCAGTTGCGTCTTCGGTCGACTCCGCCGCCTTAGCTGCCTCCGCCTCTGCTTTCGCCTTGATCTGTTCAACCAGGCTTTGCATTGGCTTGGCGTCTGCTTGCTTGACGGCCGACATGCTAAATGCAAGGTTCATACCAAATGCATTCTGCACGCCCTCGTCTTGCTTTTGCTTCTCTGGTGCCTCAGACACCTCATCGGCAAAACCAAGCTCGACAGCCTTATCAGCAAGCATCCACGTTTCCGCTTCCAGCAGCTCAGCAATCTTTTCATCACTCAGCCCTGTTCGCTTGGCGTAGATAGGCGTGATGCCCTCCTCGATTTTCATCAGCACATCCTTGGCTTTCTCCATGTCATCAACCGTGCCCATCGCGCAAACAGACGGACGGTGAATCATGATCATTGAGCCTGGCGACATGATAATCTTGTCGCCTGCCATCGCAATTACTGATGCAATCGACGCCGCTAAACCATCAACTCTGACAGTGACATTTCCGTTATGATTCACAAGTGCGTTATAAATCGCCAAGCCTGCGAACACGTCGCCGCCGGGGCTGTTAATGACAACTGTCAAATCGCCCGCATGCTGCTTGAGTTCTTCGCGAAATAGGTCGGGTGTGACTTCGTCTCCCCACCAGGTATCGCTCGCGATAGGCCCGTCAAGTATAAGCTCTTGATTATTCGATAGAACGGAATTGCTCCACTTCCAGAACTTCATGCTTTATTTCCTTGTTAAAGTTTGCTTTCGACTCCTGCTTGCCCGTCCACTTTGAGCGTTTTGCTCTCGTCTTATTTCTAAGACTACAGATTACGATTTATCGAACTCATAACGTACCTGGTCATCTGTCGAGGCAGCGTTGACAATCTTGATATTGTTGACGTGTTTACACTTCGCGTTACTACAACGCACCTGTGCGATCATCTGCGTGACACCCTTAATGTTCAGGTAGCGGCCGCACTCCTCGCATCGCAAGTCCAGATCAGCCATCTCATCATCGATAATTCGCCGCTCAGCATTGAGATATGCCTTGACGACGCGGTACTTCGGGTGGCAATGACCGTTCGGGTGGACATCGTAGCCGTCGTTCTGTGCGAAATTGTTGATAAATATGCCGCCATCTCTGCCAATGATTGCCTCATTTAGATTCAAGATTGGCTCATCAACTGCCACCCACTTATCAATCAACGTGACACAGAACTCACACGGCTTACCAGTCTCACTTTCCATCGCTTTCTCGATCAGCGTTCCCGTTTGGTTTTGCACCTGCTTCATCGCCTCAACACTCGACAATGCATCAGCTCGTGATATCTCAGTGCGAGCCATTCGCTGCACTCGCCATTCGTCGGTCTTCATAATGCCTCGCAGCTTCTCTTCCAGTTCAGACTGTGCCCAGCCATGAGATGCCGCATGATCAAGCACACGGCGAATTGAGGCGGCCGTATCGTCAGCATATGAGCGAGCCACATTTAGTAGATATGCTCGGTATGCCTCCTGTGTTGATGCTGCCACCACAAAGCCTGTTAGCTCGGTCGTGGACACGCCATTATCTATCAGTAACTGCTTACCGTCCTCAAAGTAAATCGCCCCCTGAACTATCATCAGCGCCACGATAATCAACAGCAATGCCTCGGCAAACTCGTTCTGCTCGTCGTCTTCTTCAGTGCTGTTTTCGGCCGTCTGGCGCGATTCAGCAATCGCTCGGTCAACCTGTTTCTGCATAAACTCAGTCGTTGCGTCATAAATCAGCTGCTCAAAGTCATCGAGCGTCTGCGGCTGATTATCGGCTGCTGCTTTTGGGCTGGTGCCGTTCGCTTCTCCTCGAGTCCCCATGTTGCCAACCTTACGGCGATCAGGTGCATCTGCCACTTCATCGCCCTCGTCAACATCTGGCTTATCGTTCTCAATTTCTGGCGGTTTGTAGTTGCCCTTACGCAATAGCTTGAAATTATTAGGTAGCTTTAGCGCGTCAATGATGCTCTCGGTGCTATAGCCTGCCGCCTCCAGTTTCAACATAGTGTTAACCCGAATATCATCAGCCTCAGCCTGCACCTTAATCTCGTCAACAACCTGAGGAATAGCAAACTCGTAGGTAATGGCCATACCCATGCCGCCAGTGATTCGATTCAATTCCTGCGTCAACTGTGTGTAGTTGCGTAGCAGCAATGGATCAACGACGTTCTCAGCGAACACCTGCTTTGCCACCTGCGCGTTAGCGTATGTCGCAGTATCGTCAATGCCCTTCATGATGGCCGAAACGCCAAATGACGTATCGATCCGCCTATCAACCTGCTTAAATAAGTTCTCGAAGTCAATATCTTTATTAGGCTGTGAAAATGGCACCCACTCAATGGCCGCACTGCCCGACGGAACGCCAGTCTTTATGTTGACTGGACGGTGTGTATACGTGACATTGTTATTGCTACCTGCTCCGCGATGAGCGTCTTGCAGCATTGCCACGCTTTCTTGAAACGCCTGCCGTGTTGGTGCGGTAATAATGAACTGCCCAGCCGGCACTGCTCCGTTCTCGAAAAAGCCAGCCTGGAAGTCAGCAATATAGTCGTCGAGAGTCGCCCAGCGGCGTGAGGCCTCAGATGGCGAATATCCAGCATACAGGTCGTTTGGATCAACACCACCGGGCAACACCAACACCTCGTCCTCAGTAAACGTCTGTGTGCCGACTGTGTATGTTGTCTTGCCGCCGACTCGTGCAACTCGCGGAAACTCTAGGAACGTAAAGCCGGCAATATTCCTACCGCCCTGCCCCATAAAATCACCGCCAGGTTTTGCTACTCCGCCATAGTTGCTCCAAACCAAAATGTAGGTCTTCCGCAAGGACAATGTCGAGACAGCTATCTTTTCAGCAAACGCCACGGAACTGTCTGATTTATTCGGGTGATATAGCGCATCAATAACACAATGATCAGTCTGCTTTCCATTGCCATCAATGGCAAACGGCCGCACTGTCATGTATTTATTGGCAATCGTGCGGATATTAGGATAAGCCGTCGCGTAACTGCTGGCTCGGTAATGATCGAACATTGATAATCTCTGAAAAGCGGGGTCAACGCCACTCACACGTCGCTCACCCCTTAGTCCCATAGCTGTCTTGATAATTCCCATCTACTTATTACTCCTGTATAGATAAACCGACCAAAATATTAGCTGCACACCGACAAATACCACTGTGGCGACCTTGCCGCCATAATATAGCCAAATACAAAACGGCACGCCGACAAACATCAGCAGCCCTATCCACGCCTCAATGACAGTATCCCTGTCTGGCTTTTGAAACTTTAATTTGCGCAAAAAGTCTTTCAATTTCATATAGTCCTCTAACTGTAAATATACGGATTACATAATCCCAGCCCACTCCATCACCACTTCATGCCGCAACTGCAGCCAAAAGCCCATCAGTACAGAGTCAAATATGTCAGGAGATTTGCCGAGCCGCTTCTTGATTGACTCCTTAGACTCCAGCACAAACACCTTATCTTTATATTCGTGGTGGTGCATCTGTGCCTCCTTGATAAACTCATTGAGAAATGGAAAGCTCTCGAGGATTTTCACCTTGCCGCTGTCAAGACCCATTGCTAGCATGTACGCCACCTGTGATCGCAGATTATTGAATGCCATCAGCTCCTGTGAACGCTCAGCATCCTCTCGGCTCTTCGGCTCGTCATCAAACGTTAGGAATGGGTCGGGCGAAAAGCCAGACTTAAACACCGCGAACTCAGCACCACGGTCTTTGCCGCCATCGATAACGCCAACACCAACACCCACACCGTCGACTGCGGTATTCTCGTAGCCAATAGAGAAGTTATCTGAATGCTCAATCAGCCACTCGGCTTGTTTGCCAGTCTCTATCTGCTCGTTTGAATCTTTGGTGATAGTGCCGTCAACCAATGTCAGATTCTCCCAATCCACCGCAACGCTGCGGTCAATTCCATCGCGTGCTACGTCATAGCCGGTTGTCTTGCGGCCTGGTTCATAACTTTTGACAATCGCCTTGGCAAAGATGCTCGAGCGGAATATCGTCTTGCTCTCGTCTTGGTATTCCCAGTTGTTTTTCAGGTACCTTTCGACCCACCAAGTCGGGTTGGTCATCATAGCATCAATATCTGATTGCATCTGCCATGAATCCGACAAGTCAAACTCGACCACGCGAATATTCGGTGGCAGTGGCTCATACTTGCCATTTCCGCCGTACTTCCAACGCATATATACCTCTTTAATATGCTCAACATCGTTTGGGTTTAGGGTGATAATGGCGATGCTCGGCTGTCCGTTGATGTTACGGCGGCCTTTACGGGATCTAGCCGTGGTGAACATCGTCAGCGACAGTTCGTCGGCCTCGTCAATGTGGCTAGCGCTAGCGTTAATACCCTTAATTTTCTGGCCGCTCCTGTCTTTCGTCTCGTCCGCCTCCACAAAGCCAATCTTTGAGCCATTAGGGAACTTAATTTCATAATCTTGTCCGTTATACGTATAGTCCTCGCCCTCTTTGAAATTCTTACGGTCGAGCATTGTCAGGTATGACGGAATAACCGATCGCTTTGCCGTGCTAATATTCTTACGAAACACTGTCCAGTATGTCTTCTCGAAGGTGTCGCAAACATCTATGCCGATACTCGCCGCAATGTCTGTCTTACCAGTACCTACCGTACCGATCAAGTAAATAGTATCAACCTCGGGGCAATCGTTAATAATATCGACAACGCTTTGCTGCTTTGGCTTCAGTTCTAACGACATGAACTACTCGCCTTTCGGTTTACGCGGCTTTATGACAGAGACAATCTTTGGCGGCTGCTTCTCGCGAACGCTGACGTCCAAGTCGACGTGGTCAACTGGCTTGCCAAACGCTCGGTCTAGCATATCCTTGATAGCTTTATTGTCAGGTTTCTGTGTAGCAATGAAATAGTATTCGTCGTCCACGCCATCAAGCTCGCCGTCAAGAAATGCCGCAATCGTTTCGGGGTCAGTAACTTGCTCTGCTGGCAACCGATTGCCCTTGCGGTCAGTCTTTATGACAAACAACAGCTGTACGCCCGTCGCCAGTCGGAACTGCGCTTCGTACAACTTGTCAGCGTTTCTGGTGATTCGATCCAAGATACGCTGCTTCTCTTTCATCCGGTCGAGAACCTTTTGGGTCTTTTTGCCTTTGACTCCGCCGCTGCCTTTCCTGGCTCCGCCATGAGTTGACGGCGATGTACGTTTACAACCAGCCACGTGGATATCGTAGTTGTCTTGCCGCTTATACTTTCGGCCGCATTTAGGACATGATTTGAAGTCGTCTTTCATGGTTATAATTCTAAAGATTGACGCGTAGCTCTTTTGGTATTGACTGCTCAGAAACAGCTGAGATGTGCACGCCGTAGCTGTTCGCGATGAGCTGTGCCTGCATGAAAGTCAAATCTTTCGTGTTCCTCAATTTGCGCAGCATATTCTGGTATGGTTTTTTGTTCCGATCTTGCCAAGACTGCAAGAGAATATAGTGTGACAATGGTTTGCATTTTCGCTCGTCACCAATAATAATTGCCTGTTTTGAAATATAATAAATGGCGACCTGCCCGATCTCCTGACGGCGTCGCCTTATCTTGTCTTGTTTGTCGATTTTTAGCCATTTGACCATGTTTGTTATCCCTCCTCTACCTCTGAAATATACAGATTAGGCGCTGGCAATCGCGGCCTCCCAACCGCTCAATCTCACCAGCGCCTAGCTATAAAATGCTTTGACTGTTTTATCAAGCAGTCAAGCGTTCCACTTCGGTCATAAACCTCTCAACCGTTCGATTGCTCTTGTGCTTTTGGCGGAATAACGATCAGCTTGTCGAACGGTAGAATGAATGCTCTGCGCCCCAATAGCTGACTCACCTCAACCACCGCTTCGCTACCTTTCGTTGCAATCACATCGCCGCACAACGCTTCTGCTGGTTCGTCACCGTGCTTGAACGCAACCCTGTCGCCAACTTCAATCTCTGGTGTTTCAGACTGCGCGCATTTCTCGTCGGTGCCTTGAGATTTAGCGCCATCAGCGATTGCCTTTGACGCGGCGCTAGCATTTTTAGCTACCGCTTCAAAAGAGCCAGCGGCAGGCTTCAGCTTCCAGCTCTTGATTCTCAAAACGTTTTTCCAGGTAAACGACCATCGACGACAGCTTTTAACATCGTGATGCATCTCCGTTTCAATTTCTTCAAGGTTCGTGAGACTCAAGAAATAACCTCTACGATAATTGACGTCAAAATTGCCGTCCGAGTAATAGATAGCAGCGCCACTCAGGTTAGCGTCCCTCAGGTCAGCGCCACTCAGGTTAGCGTCCCTCAGGTCAGCGTCCCTCAGGTTAGCGTCCCTCAGGTCAGCGTCCCTCAGGTCAGCGCCACTCAGGTTAGCGTCCCTCAGGT